ATTTTCGTGCGCTTCGTACTTTTACAGACAAATCTTTGCTGTAAAGGTCATAAACGATATTCTTCATAGCCATATCCAAGCCAAGTGATGCAGGGGCGGTCTTGCTGTCGTATCGTTCGTTTACGGCAATGAATCTTATGCCGAGGAAAGGGAGTATTTGGTCGATATAATCACTCACTTCAATATAATTTCTACCGAAGCGAGAGAAGTCTTTAACGACAATGCAATCTATTTTTTTTGCTTTTATAGCATCCATCATGTTAATGAATCCTGGGCGCTGAAAATTCATGCCTGTGTAGCCATCGTCAAAAAACTCAACTACTTCACACCCTTGCAAATCCTCTTGCTCAGACATATAACGGTCGAGTAAATCCCTTTGATTTTTTATGCTCTCGCTATCATCAGCTTTGCCATCATCATTGGAGAAACGCAGATATTTTGCAATAACCATCATTGCCCACCTGCCTTTGCTAAATGGGCTTTATCAGCCAAGTCCACCGAACCGCATATGACTTCATCTGCAAAGCCAACTAAACCGCATATGGCTCTATACTCGTCCTCATACCGCCAAATAATTTCTATGCTGTCCGTACCGTGGATAATGATTCTTTCTATAAGTTCGGTCAGCATTTCCCTTGTAAGGACTTTTTGGCTCTTAAACTTCAAGAATGATGTTATGCGTTTGTTATCCTTGGAGTAAGCAGAGGATAGCTGTTCGTATTCCTGTTGATACTCCGTAAGTTCAGATTGCAGATTGTCGGCTTCGGTCGTGTACTCGTCTTTCATATCCTTAAATTCCTGCTCTGTGATTAGTTCATCGCCAAAGGTATCAAAAAGGTTGGTTTTAAGAGCAGAAATTCGCTTGATGCGAGTTTCAGTATTACGAATGGCTTTTTGCAGACCACTAAGCCTTTCCAAATGACTTTTGCTTTTGGAAGCCTTAACGAGCAGCTTACACACATCGGCGGCGGTTGCTATTTCTTTCTTGATAACTCCAAAAAGAACATCAACCAATACGCTTTCCCTTATCATTTCCGTATCGCAGTTAGGATTGGCACGGCGCATATTGCAGATGTAATAGCGTAAATGTCCCCACTTACTGTCAACCCTATGCTGCATTACCTTATTGCAGTTAGGACAGAGCAAAAGCCCTTTGAAAATGTTATCGCCTTTGTTTTTGCTTGGCTTACGGAAGTTTATGCCGTATCTTTCAATATTTTTCTTAGTGGCATTTTGGGCAGCTTCCCAAAGTTCATCGCTTACGATAGGGTCATGGGTATTACGGACAACTACCCATTCATCATTTTTAAGTTGTACTTGCTTGCCGTTTACCGAATTGCGGGTAAACTTACGCTGTGCTATATGCCCTGCATAAGTTGGGCTTTTGATTATCCAAGCTACGCTTGCATCCGTCCATAAGCGCCCATCCTTCGGTGGGATTTTATATCTGCCGTTGGCAATGTTCCGCATACGTGGCGATGGTATTTCCATTTCGTTGAGTTTGCGGGCTATTGCCATGAAGCCCAACCCCTCTACTTTCCACTCATAAATCTGCTTTGCGATTGGAGCAGTTTCAGGGTCGATAACCAGGCGATTATTATTTTCCTCGGATTTCAAATATCCGTAAGGTGCAGACCAGCCAATAAAATCTCCGTTGTTCTGCTTGGTTTCAAACATCGTCTTAATTTTCCGTGAAATATCGGTCACATAGGCATGGTTTACGATATTTCGGAGTGCAACCATTATATCAGCGTTGCTACTCCGTTCGGAATCGTAGCCATCATTTACAGACACGAATCTAACGCCCATGAAGGGTAAAATCTTTTCGATGTAGTTCCCGGTTTCGATATAATTTCTACCGAAACGAGATAAATCCTTAACTACAATCGCATTGACTTTACCGTTTCTTATATCGTCCATCATGCGGTTAAAATCGTCACGGTCAAAGTTTGAGCCTGTGAATCCGTTGTCGCAGTATACGGCATATAGTGCCATATCTTCCTGTTCCTCTACGAAGTTAAACAACATTTCCTTTTGGGCTTCGATGGAGTAGCCATCATCAAGATTATTGTCCTCAAGGGATAGGCGTGTATATACTGCCGTACTAAATTTGGGCTGCATAGGCACAACGGCTGTAATTTCTTCCGTAGGCAACTGTGGCTTTCTGCTTTTTCTCGGCATATCAGACTACCTCCCTTCTGGTGCTTTGGTCGGGATGGGCGGTCTGTACATTTACGATATATTCCAAAGTGCGTTCATATTTGCTTTGGTACTTAAATGCAACCTCTATACGCTTGTCTTGATAGACTATTATCTGTTCAATCAGCGTAACAGCTACAGGGCGGGTTAATGCTGTTATGTCTTTGTGTTTCTTAAACTGCTCTACCCATTCATGGCTGCCCTTTGCTTCCCAAAGTTCGGAATACTCGGATTTCAGCTTTGCAAGGGCTTCTTGTGCTTGGCTTAGTTTTTCGTCATACCCTCGCTTCATATCCGAAAACTCTGTTTTGTCAATCAGTTCATCGGTAAGGGATTCATGCAATTTTGTTTTCAAACGATTATATCGCTTGATTTCATCTGTTTTTTGAGTTATCAAACGGTCAGTTTGGCGCAGTTCGTCACGCTTTACAGGAAGCGTATTCACGTAGTCCAACATTGCTTCCATGTTCATTAAGTTGGCGATATGACGGCGAAGCACCAGCAAAACAACATCTTCCAGTTTGGTATCACTTATGCGATGGCTAGTGCATGATTTATTGGTTTTATTGCTAACACACATATAATAGGCATATTCTCTGCCTTTTTGCTTTACGCCGTTACGGACAAGATTCCTATGGCAATCGGAGCAGAATAGCAATCCGCTAAAAAGGTATGCTGTTTCCATGTTGGGAGCAATCCGTATATCCTGTTTAAGAACAGTATCAACTGCCGTGAATATTTCTGCTGTGATAATTGGGTCGTGGTTATCTTCAATGCGAACCCATTCAGATTCGGGCTTTAGGGAGAGTTTCTTGACCTTATGATTAGGGCTGCTCTTTTTTCCCTGTGCCAAAACCCCTGTGTAGATTTCGTTTTTCAAAATGCGGCCGATGGTTACGGCAGTCCAAGAAGATTTTAAGTTTATTTGAAACCCGCTCTTAAAATTCATACCGCAATGCCGTTTGTAATCCATAGGGGATAGTACGCCTTTTTCGTTCAGCCTGTCGGCTATACGCTGTTGGCTTAATCCTTCCAACTTCCATGCGAAAATATCACGGACGATGCCTGCGGCGTACTCGTCAATAACAAGACGGTGCTTGTCTTTCTTATCTTTGAAATAGCCGTATGCTGCAAAAGGGCTTACAAATTCGCCCTTTTGTCTTTTGGTTTGCAAATGGCTTCTTATTCTAATAGAAGCATCCCGCGAAGATATGTCGTTTATTACGTTGCGAAACGGAAGTATCAGGCTGTCGCTTTGGCTTTTAGCAATACTATCGTAGCCGTCATTGATAGCGATAAACCTGATGTTTTTATCGGGGAATTTCTGCTCCAAGTAGCGCCCGGCTTCAATATAATTTCTGCCGAACCTCGATAAGTCTTTGACAACGATACAGTCTACTTCCCCGGCTTCGATTGCACGGAGTAAACGCAAAAAAGCGGGACGTTGAAAGTCAACCCCGCTATGCCCATCGTCAACAAATGCTTCCCCTACAGGCTCTAAGTCTGGCCTACTTTCGAGGAAGTCGTAAATCAAATCCTTTTGGTTTGCTACGCTGTTGCTGATGTCTTTTTCTTTGTCCTTGTCTTTGTCCTCTTTGGAAAGACGGACATAGACAGCCACTCGATACACTTTGTTACTAAAATCATTTTTCATCGGTGAATCCTCCAATTCTTTGTGTTTTCCATCAGCAAAACACTCAAAACCGGGATTCACGCCGATTATGCCTTACTGATAATTGTAGCGCGCCCAAACAGCATTGTCCAATACTTTTTTCTGTTGTCAGTTGTTTTGTCAGTTATCTTCATATCTACCGTCCTCATATCAATGTACCGATATATTGCCCCAAGCAGTCCTCTAGGGAATTTCCGTTATCCGAGAATCGCTCTTTTATGACTACCCCCTTATATATGTAGCAATAGGGGTTTCCGATTTGCCGTACATAATCCAATAGGCGTTCATGTCCGACAAGGCTCTCGTTAATGTGAACATCTTTTAGGTCAACGAGGGAAGTCTTATCAACCGTGCGAATATCAACATCACGCATAGCCGCTATGCTTTGCATCATCAATATCACTCCAATCATTTTTCATTTTTCAAGTACAGAATGATACGGCAGACGGTTCCCACTACACGTCTGCCGCATAGTTTCCACACTTGAAAATTGAAAGGGTAGCTTTAATATCAAAAACCTAAATTGTAGGCTCACATTGGCTATCCAGTCAAACTTGCGAATTTATAAAATGTACCGTTTTTCTCCTGCCCCCGGTATTAGGCATAATCCCAAACTGCTTTTGGTAAAAACATCATAGTGCCAACAAACCCGACACTTGTAAGATGTCGGTATCAGTTCGCACTCTCCCCATGCTTATGGCAAGCCGTCCAATGCGGTGAAGCGTTCAAGACGGAAGTATCATTATCTC